ATTTGGGGTTTGTACCTTCCAAGGCTTTATCAATCGTCATTGGCTGAAGCTGTTGTACCCCCAACGTGTCTTCCACAATATCCGGCGAAACAACCGTTTTGACTTCATGCGGAATTTGTGGCGTTGGTATTGATTCCTGTTCAACAATCCCCGTGCTTGTGAACGCCTGTTGCGCGCCGCCGTTCCCAAAGTATTCATTGATCTTCTGTTGCTGTTCGTGTTCAAACTTCGACACGTCATAACGTTCCTTGTCCGGAAACTCCCGCTTTGTGTAAACCGCTTCCCGATCCCGGTGACGCGCGCGCCCGGTTTCCTTGCAAAATTCGTCAATGTCCTTCGATGTGTTCCGCGCCTTTTCTCTTAACCGTGTTATTTCTTCATCGTCTGCCCCCTGTGCTTTTGCCATAAGAATGTCGCGCTTTTGTTCTCGCAATTTGCGTTCCAACCGCCGCTGTTCTTGGCTTTCGGCGTATGTCTTGGCGTTTTCTTCTTCGTCCTGCGGTTTACCATCCGCAACGCTTACGCCCGGAATGAACGGTGTTGGGTAATGCTTGCAGTTAATCCCAAACAGGCCCGCCGCTTCCCCGTATGATGTGTCAGACTGCGCAACAACCTGTATAGGGTTTCCGTCAAGGTCATAAACCGTGCGCGCGTTGTCCGTGGATGAAATAACCTTGTTCTGCCACGGATAGCACAGCGGCCTTGCGCCGTTGTGGTAACTCACCAAGTACAGGTCATTCCCGAAGTTCTGATTTGTTTCCCATGTTGCCGCGCGGCCCGTGTTGAATACGGTTGTGCGAATATCCATTGCAACATATCCTTCCGCGCCCCAGTGCCGCCCCGCATGGTCAACAAACCCTGTTATTCCACCTTCCTTCAACCGGTCGATTGCATGGCGCAAGGCTTGATTCCATGAAGAAACGCCGGTAAGCGTTTCGCCTGCCGCCGTGTCAAGCGCAATCTGTGTCCGGTTGAGCCTGTCAGCAAGGTCAATCCCTGCCACAACGTCTGCAACGGTCTGCTGATACGCGCTCTTGGTGCTTTCCAACATAACCGTATTGACAAGATTCAATTTGTCTGCTGACTGTTGGTAATACAGGTTGAACGCGCGCGTTTGGTTTGGGGCAAGCACCGCAGGAATCGTTTCCGGGGTAATTACGCCTTTTTTTACCCCGTCAAGTAACTCCGGTTCTGCCGTCTTTACCGCATCAATGATTGCCTGCTCCAATACGCCCTGCAAGGCAAGGTCTGCGTCAGCAAGGCCGTTGCGGATAATCTGAACAGTTTCCTTGCTCACCTGTCCCATTTGCGCCAACATCTTGGCTTGATACGAAAACGCTGACGCAGGAAGCGGGTCACCTGCATCATAAAACGGGAAATAACGCGCAAGGTTAATTAGAATCTGATCCGTGATTGCGCCGTAAACCTCTGCCATTTCCCATGACATATTGTCAAGAAATGCGGGGTGCATTGCTTACCCCCTATTCTGCTGTGTTGAAGACCGCCAACGGGTCAATCTTCCCCGTCCCTTCTGCCTTGATCCGGTCAAGTTCGGCCTGTGCTTCTTCCGGTGTCAATCCCTGTCCGTATTTCGGGTCAGTCATAAACGTATACTTTGACAGCAGGCCCGCGCCGACAAGCATAACGCCTTCATTCAAGTTCGTTTGCCTGTCCTGCGTTATTCCATCGTCAAACGTGATATTGACGTTGTACCCGTTTGCTACAAGGCTTTCGATCTTCTGCCCATCATATTCGACTTCATACAGAATCGCAACGTCAATAATATTCCGTATAAGATGTTCGACAGCCGGACGGATTTGCTTCTGTATGGTCTTTATTGTTTTATATGTTTTGCTGTTTTCGCTGACAACCTCTGTGGCGGTCTTCAACCCGCCGTGTTGGTCAAAGGTGAACGTTCCCGCACTGAACCCGGTTTGCAGGCACAGAATGGACAGGAACGCATTTATTGCTGCAATATGCTCTTCCACCCTCAATTCAACGCTGTTATCCGTTACCTTCAAATCTTCCGGGTTGTCAGACGCAAATGCTTCATATGTTTCGTCATTCGCGTCAAAGTACCGGCAAAGTTTCCCCGTTACCGGGTCAACAACAGACCGCACAGCGCGGGCCGGGACGATAACCCGCTTTTTCCCCAACCGGAATTCCCGGACAAAGGAATCATGGCAAATATCAAGCGCGTGAAGCGTTTCAAGACTGTTGCCATAAATGCTCATGCCAAGCGGCGAATTATCGTCAAGGTTGTTTGCAATCGGTGTGCGCCAATACGTGAAAAGACTTTCCTCAACCGGGATTGTTGTCACTTCATCCAGTTCCGGGTATATCTCCGAAAGCGGATAACGAACGCCTAAAATATCCTGTGAAGAATCGGCATTCTTGCCTTTCTGCATTTCAGACCGGTACAGTTCGTTTGTAATAACGTATGTAAGGCCGTTCCACCTGTGCCATTCAAGGCGGGTGTAGTAATAACCACCGCGCGCGATCCGTGATACAAACACCCCTTCCGTTACATTGGCGTTGTCCCAACTAATCGGGATGAACTGGTCTGCCATCGCATAACCAAGCATGATTTTCCGGGTGTCCGGCAGTTCATTGCCGTTTTCATCGCGCTTTGATTCGGCCCAAACCTTTAGCGCAGAACCGCCCAACGCTAATCCTTCTTCAATGCTTTCTTGCATCTTTTCATGGAACGCGTTCTTTTCAAGCACACTCTGTATAAACTGGTTGAGTGGGTCTGGGTTTTCTTCCGTACTTTCGCGGCCTTCCATGCTCACATTGATTGTGCATTCCTCGCCCCACACAAGGCCCGCCATCTCTGAACAGATAGCCTTTGCCGTGTTCATCCGGTACAGGCGGCGTGTAGCATTCGGGTTTGCAATGGTCGGGCAATCAATGACGTGCCAAGGCTTGTAAAAGCCTTTCCAAATCCATTTCCAAATGAAAACCCCGAAATTATAGAACTGCTGAAAAGAAGGAACGCCGCCAAGTTCAAATACATCTTTGAACTCCCGCGCGAGTCCAGTATCAGCAACCGTTTTTTGCATTCTGTTTTTCCACCTTCTTTTCAGTTCTCTAAACCAATCCATTTTTAACCCTTCCTTTGTGAAGGTTTAGTTTTTGTTCGCGCGGTTATCCCGTACCACTTACCGCGCGAATAATGCAACGTACTACCTAAAACGGGGACGGTGTTGCATTCTCCGATTGTTAGTGAAAGAACACTTTAAGCCATGAACCGTTTTATTCCCAATATCCAAGATCTATGCCTTTTTTATAAAGCAAATTCCCTATTACTGTATACCCTGCATCGTTAAAATGCACAATATCATTTGTCTTTCTAAGTGATGTTGGAATTTCTCCATTTGCAATATCTGTTTGATCTTGTGCCGTTGGTGTAATTCCCGCGTCTTGAAGTCCGTAATCAAGTATGTATCTCCGCAGTTCAAGAAAATGACTTCCGAACCGTTTTGCTAATTCAAGGTTTTCCTCAGCAACTGCTACCATATAGCTTTTCGCAGTCAATCCCATTACAATGTATTTTTCTGTTCCATTATACCGGATAATGTCACGAATATAAGCCTCAATGTAATCTGCAAGAGACACAACATCACTTGAAGTTTTTCCGAAAGAGTCATTTGTTCCGAGCCAAACAACAAGAATGGCGTCTCGATAGTTCATCATGGCATTAGTCATGATTTGCTCTGGTCTGCTCAATACTTTAGCTGTCCCAGACGTTTCCCTTTCAAAATAATACTTTCCGTTTCCGTCTCTGCTTAGTGTCCCCTTAATACCGCCAATTATGCAAGGATTTACGCCTTGGCTCGATTGAACCATAAACGAGGTAGTATTTCCTTCAATCGGTGTTGAGATAAGTGTGATTTCAACCTGACTTGTATTAGCAGGAATTGTAAACGGATTTGCAAAAATAGGTACACCGCCTTGAAACCATGAAGCCCCAAGGCATCCGGCACCACCATGGCCAAATGATACAACATCCGCACCGTTTTGTAATGCGTTTCTTAATGTTGTTGCATATTGTCCACCTTGTGTCTGACTGTCCCCAACGCAAAGTATAAGGTTATCGTTTGATATGAGTTGGTTTAGTTTTATACTTATTTCTCCATTTGTTGTTAGGACAAAATCAGAGTATCCAAATTGGCTTGTTGATTGAACAAGGCTTCTGAAAACTACTTTTGCTGATCCTTCAATAACAAATGTGTAAGGGCTTTCTATGCTTTCACTTGTATAAACACCGTTTTGATACTTTGTTATATATAACTGATCTCCTTCTATTTTGTTATCATCATTATATCGTAATATGTAATTCCCGGTTTTTAATGTTCCTGCATCTACACCG